TACGGAGATAAGACAATGAACGCTTTTTATCTTGGACAAGCACTTAATGCATTAAGACCTAATTCTGCATTTGGATGTGGAGAAACTTATGATAGTATTGAATGGTATTCAACCAATAGTGAAACAAAACCAACAGAAGATGAAGTTAATGCAAAGATTACTGAATTAAAAAATGCAGAACCAATGAGACTTCTACGTGAAGAAAGAAATAGAAGAATTGCAACATCGGATTGGAGAATAATTATGGCAAAGGAAACAGGATCCAATATATCTGCTGCATGGAAAACATATAGACAAGCATTAAGAGATCTTCCTTCCACTCAAACTCCTGTTTTAGATTCTAATAATCCTATTGGTATATCAAGTGTTACTTGGCCATCTGAACCATCATCTTGACAAAGTATTATACATATGATATGATGCTTGGGAAAAGTAATCAGTTCATATGAATGACGATGTAGTAAATCGCACTATTATTGATGTGTGTAATAGATCTTTCCTTATCATTTCTGATGAGGGTGAAGAGAGAAAAGTCGTATGTGAAACTACAGAACAGTTTATGGATGTTATGAAAGTTGTAACTGATTTACTTGAACCTGAGCGAATAAAATATTCAGATCTTTCCATCTATGAAAAAACAAAATGAACCCAAAATAAAATCTAATTTTGGTACATGTCATAATTATAGTAAATTGAAAAAGGAGGGATTAGTTGATAAACAAAAAACTGAAGAAGAATGGATTCGTCTTCAAAGAACTGGTGGTGGTGCAGAGACTTAATCTCTGCCTAACTAAATAGAACATAGAAATATCTTGTTAAAAATAAAGCGATGCCTCTTAATAAGCTAGAGAATTTTATAAAGAATACCGAGGGTCGTATTCTTTATGTTAATCCAAGTGATCTTGATTCGACTGATGCCATCGAGAATCAAGGAAATTCACTGACGAAACCTTTTAAAACGATTCAGAGGGCATTGCTAGAAGCAGCAAGATTCTCATGGGTCAAAGGAGCAGATAATGATATAGTTGAGAAGACAACAATATTACTATATCCTGGTGAGCATTTAATAGATAACCGTCCTGGTTATGGTATATTAACAGAAGATAATACAGCAAAAGCAAAATCCCCTTCTGGTGTTAAAACAGTTGCTTCGACAGAATTAACATTAACACCTTCATCTAATTTTGATTTAACGCAAGAAGATAACGTACTCTATAAGTTTAATAGTATTGATGGTGGTGTAATTGTTCCTCGTGGTACATCACTTGTTGGACTAGATTTAAGAAAAACAAAAGTTAGACCGAAATATGTTCCAAACCCAACTGATGATAGTGTAAAAAGTAGTGCAATCTTTAGGATAACTGGTGCTTGTTATTTCTGGCAATTTACTACCTTTGATGGTGATGAAGATGGTTTAGTTTATACTGATCCTGCTGATTTCAGTTCAACTCATGTTGCCACACCAACATTCTCTCATCACAAACTTACCATTTTTGAATATGCTGATGGTATAAACATCCGTGATGATAAAGGATTCTCATTAACTGACCTTGCTATGTACTATAGTAAGTTGTCTAATGCCTTTAATCCAGCATCTGGTAGAGATGTTACTGAGAAATATCCTTCTGCATCTGGTGGATTCTCTCCACAACGTCCTGAGTATGAGATCGTTGGTGCATTTGGGACTGATCCAATTTCTATCGCAGAGATTATTTCTGGTAATGGATCTACACCAGGTAATGTAATTACAGTTACCACTACTACTGATCATGGATTAAATAGAGGAACTCCTATTAAAATAAAAGGGGTTGCTGTCGCTAAGTATAATGTTTCTACAATAGTTACAGGAGTTGATCCTACTGATAAAAAGAAATTTACATATTCCTTAGAGTTTGTACCTGCAAACCTTCCACCAAAACCAAATGTAGATGCTGCAACAGTAACGATTGAGACTGATACTGTATCTGGTGCTTCTCCATATATCTTTAACTGCTCCTTACGTTCTGTATGGGGTTTGAATGGTATGTTTGCTGATGGTGCTAAAGCAACTGGTTTCCGTTCAGTTGTTGCTGCACAGTTCACTGGTGTATCACTACAAAAAGATGACCGTGCATTCTTGAAATATGATCCAAGTGGTCGTACTTATGAAGAAATATCAACTACTAAGGTAACTGGATCAGATTTATCTAGTGGATCATCATCATTAAACGAAGAGAAAGTATATCATTTGGATAGTGGTGCTATCTATAAGAGTGATTGGGAAACAACTCATATTAAGGCAACCAATGATGCTGTTATGCAGTTGGTTTCTATCTTTGCTATTGGTTATACTCGTCACTTTGATGTTCAAGCTGGATCTGACTATAGTTTAACTAACTCCAACTCTAACTTTGGACAACTATCATTAGTATCTACTGGATTTAAGAAGAAAGCATTTACTAAGGATGATAAAGCAATAGTAACTTCCGTTATTACTCCAAGGGCAATAACAGCAGAAGAAGAACAAATTGATTGGCAAGCAATTGATGTTGGGAAAACGACTACTGCAAATAAAGGAAATCAATTATATCTTTATAAATGGACTGATCAAAATAATAAACCACCAGTACTAATCCAAGGATATAGGGTTGGTGCTAAATCTAATGATCAATTGCTTATTGAGATTGGTGGTGTTGAATATAGTGCTGCCATTAATATGGCAGATTCTCTTACTAGTTCTCAATCTGTTGGAACAAGTAGTGCTTCTAAAAATTATCCTGTAACTAATGTATCAAATAGTGTTCTTACTATTGGTACTCATGGATTACAAACAGGTGAGAAGATACTTATAATCGCTGATGATGGAGATCTTCCAGAGAATATTGAAGCAGATACAATATACTATGCAATAACTGGGGCACCATTAGCAGCAAATCAAGTTAAGATTGCATCATCTCTTACCAATGCTAATAATGGTACTGGAATTACGTTATATCATAGTGGATCAAAACTTAATGTTATAAGTAGAGTTTCTGATAAAGAAGCAGGTGATATAGGATCACCTATTCAGTGGGATTCTACATCTTATACATGGAATAATGCAGCAGGTACAAGTGTAACTGAAGTTGGTGGATGGTATATACATACTGATCTTTCAACTACTGGTGGTGGTACAAATGGTACTACTAGTCAATCTTGTAGTGCTATATGGGCACAAATTGCTGCAAGTGGAGTTCCTTCTCTTGGTAATAGAACAGATGATACTTATCTTAAGAGGATACCAGATTCCAGAAGTCTTGATGAAAAACTTTATAAGTTAAGAGTTGTAATTCCTAAAGAGTTTGATAACTCTAAGAATCCAGAAGAAGGATTTATTATTCAATCATCTAGTTCTACTGGTTTCCGTACTGATGCTGATGCTGGTATAAATGCAATCACTCAGAATACTCCAATACTTAGTGGAGAGGATTATGGTTACAATAGAAATCTAAGTTTCATTAGTACATGTACTGCAGCTTCAGGTACTGCTACACTTTTAAGTGAATTACCACATGGAGTTAATGTTGGTGATAGTATCATAGTTAAAAACATAAGTGATACTGTTAATACTACAGCAGAACCTAATAAAGGATTTAATGGAACATTTAATGTAACATCAGTAGATAATAATCATCAATTCAAATATTCATTAACAGATACTGATGGTGTATTACATACCACTGGATTAATGAATAATGACATTAGTTCTAGAACAACAAATCTTCCTAGATTTGAAAGAAATGATTGTCAAAATAACTATTACATCTATAGGAATGATGTAATTAGTCCTTATATTGAAGATATTCAAGATGGTGTTTATCATCTATATGTTATTAATGCTGGTAATAATGTTGGAGTAGCTCAATTTAGTGATATTGGTTATAGTCAGAATGTAACTGATTTGTATCCACAGTTAGATAGAGATAATGTTGATGATAACCCACAAGCATCTGCTTCTTATGCTAGAAGATCTCCATTAGGTGATGTAACAACTAACGATCTTAAGAAGAGTCTTACTAGGGAGTCTATAGATAAATTCCTTACTGATTTCCACATTGGTGTTCCTATTAGTGGAGTTTCTACAACATATAGCAATGCAACTGATGGAACTGCTCTTATTACATTCTCTAGAGAGCATGGATACAATAGTATCCACAGTGTTAGTTTAACTACTGATATAAATGGTGGTACTCCAGGTACATATTACAATGTTAAATTATTTGATACAGGTACTGTTGATTGGAGAGGTGCATTAGCAACGGTAACTGTGAATGGAAGTGGTAATATTTCTGCAGTTGAGATTACATCTGGTGGTTCTGGATATTCAGCAAATGGTGGAGTATTGGATATTGATTCGACTCAACATTCAGGTATTACAGCAGGTGGTAAAGTTACATTTACAGGTGCATTAGTTAATAATGTTATTGGAAACGCTGTTCAGATAACAGGTGTAACTACTAGTACCAGTGGTCTTTATAGAATTAGTGATGTTACTGCTAAGAATAGAATAACTGTTGCAGTTAATAATAATGATCCTACTATTGATGTTGGTCAATATGCATTGAATGTTGCACCATCACTTACAGTATCAGGACATTCATATGATAGTGTGAATAAGATATTAACTATCAATACTAGTACTTCTCATGGATTGAGTTTAGGTAATAAGATTAGAATTTTAGAATCTACAAGAAATAATCTTGGTGATTTCATCGTTAATGAAATAATTGATAAGGATAGTTTCACAGTTTCATCTGCTACAGATGTGTCTGCTATTACCAATTCTTCTTCTACAATTTTACCTCATGGTTTATCTGCTAATGATAAGAGTTCTGATAAGGATGCAGAGAATTTGGGTGCGAGAGGTTTATCCTTCTATGATAATCAGACTATAACTCTTGCTAGTGCTCTTGCAAAAGCAGATACTACAATTAAATTAACTACTACCACTAATGCAATATCTAGATTTGAACTTGGATCTTATGTTCAGGTTAATGATGAGATTATAAGAATTTCTAATAATCAATTATTTGGTAGTGGTACTAATGAATTGCAGGTAATTCGTGGTTCATTAGGAACAAGTGCTGTTGAACATGATAATGGTACATTGGTCAAGAAAATTAAACCACTTGCTATTGAATTTAGAAGACCTTCTATTATTCGTGCTTCTGGTCATACATTTGAATATATTGGTTATGGTCCAGGTAACTATTCAACTGGTCTTCCACAGGTTCAGGTTAAGACATTAACTGAGGATGAGGATTACTTAGCACAGGCACAAGAAAGAGATTGTGGTACTGTTGTTTATACTGGTATGAACAGTAAGGGTGACTTTATTATTGGTAATAAGAAGATTAATTCTTCCACTGGTAAAGAAACTACATTTGATATTCCAGTACCAACTGTAACTGGACAAGATCCATCTAGATTATCTGTTGTCTTTGATGAGGTTATCATTAAGGAGAGACTGCTTGTAGAAGGTGGTAAATCTAATCAACTATTGACTGAATTTAATGGTCCAGTAACTTTCAGGAATACTGTTACCTTTAAATCTACAGAGATCCATGATGGAGATCAGATTTATAGGGGAATGTTGGAAGTTAGAGATACAACACAATCTGTTAATAATAATACTGGTTCAATAACAACCAAGGGTGGTGTTGGTATTGCTATGAATATAAATGTTGGCGGTGATGCTGATATTGATGGAGGATTATCTGTCCATGCTACTACATCATCGACAAGCACAACTACTGGTGCTGCTATAATTGATGGTGGTGTTGGTA